GTTTTATCAACCATCTTTAGTTCATAATCCCGTTCTTCTGATTTTTCATTTCTATTCAAAACAGCACGCAGGATTTCGGCATTTTGTTCGCTCTGTCGTGTATTTTGCTCACGTAAGAAGCGATTTGATTCATCAACTCGTGCAAGACCTTCATTCATTGACTTTTGCATTTCCAGTGTTACATCATTAAGTCGACCCAACTCCTTGTCGTGCTGTTTTAACCGCTCCTCATGTGCTTGGACCTGCTTTTCTATTTCCACCTATGCCACCTACTTCCCTGAAATAAAAAGCAACCGACTATTAAGCCGATTGCTCCTGCTGCTAAATATCCTATTCTTTGGTTCCTTCTGGCTTTTTTGCTTCGTCAACAATTTTTGCAACATCTTCTCGTAAAATATCTGGCACACTTTCGATTGTGCGTTTTCCTTCAATTACGTGTGTTGCATATAACATTTTCAACGCTGAAAATTCCATTTGTCACTCCTCCTTTACTTTGAGAAAACATAATCTGATATTTCCATGAAGGCATTTTGAACCATTTCAGATTCATCTTGCATGGATTTGATTGCTGCCTGTAACTTTGTGTTCTCTTGTTTCAATAGTTCAACCTCAGATAATTCTTCAGGTAATATCTCATCATTGATTGATTGGATAAATGCGCTCATTTTTTCGCTATCATCCTTAAAAACCTCGATTAAGACCTGTTCAAACAAGCTGTTTAATTCGTTGTCAAAGCCGTCTCCATGAATACATTTCTCAATATATTGTTTTTTAAATTCTTCTAACATCTCGATTCCTCCTATATATCAGCTGCAGCAAAACCACCCGCTATATTGAAAATGTCTCCAGAATTGTTTGTAAGATAACCAAATGTACTGCCTGTCCAACCAAGACGATAATTGACAAAAATATCCCCATTTGTATCGACGGTTATTTGGAATATCGTTGTTCCTGCGCCTTTTGCCAACCACTTTTCTTGAGTTGAAGGTCGTAAACCTACAGGGAGAGTACCTATCTTGTAAGTTTCGTTAGTATTCGGCAAAGTTGTATTATTCTTGAACGCACCGGTTAATCTAACACTTCTTCCATATCTAACTGCCATCGGCTGGTTAGCTCCGGAAGTTGCATATGCTGACCACCCGGAAGCAGCTGGAATTGGAGTAGCAGGATAAATCAACAAATCATTATAAGACAGGAAAGAACCCGATACATTACTAGGAACACGAGAATCCCTCAAAAGAATCCCTGAGGACCTATACGAAGCTGTTTGATTGAAATTAGATGGATCATTAATGTATACAGATGTTCCATCAGAATCATGTATAACGCCACCTTCTTTGACTTTTGCCCCCGTGCTTTTGTTGTAGTCTTCCCAAAGAGTAGTGACTTCCGCATTTTTTATAGTGGTTTTTCCTCTTCGCCACATCTGAGCACTAGTATTCGGTACTAAGCTCCCATCCCAAAAATCAAAAGAATTGGTAATCGCACCACTTTCTAATTCAGCCCCTACAAGTTTTTCAAACCTACCATCTTTAACCACCAGATTATCCGCTACAATATTTTCTGGAGCGATTCCCCAATTCTCCCATTTCGTACCGTTCCATTTTTGTACATTTGGATCGCTAGGCTTTTGCCACAGGGCGCCGATTGATGGATTGGCAGGTGCGGTTTCTGAAACAACGATTGCATCTCTGCCAATCATAGTCGGAAATGTTGCCCACGAACCAAATGTACCATCAGAAAATTTATTTCGTGTTCTTGTCCATAAATATTTACCAGGTATGGGTGTAGGACGTGTATAAGACCAGCCCGAAGTGGGTTCAGTCGATGTTGTAGTTTGAGCATACTGTACTTCAACGCCTATAATACTTATCCCATCCTCGCCATCTTTCCCCTGATTCCCCATGAATCGTTGCCACGTATAGTCAGCAGGATTTGTTGATTGAACATCATCAAATGTTGTGTAAGTTCCTACATAGGAAGGATATGCATTGATAAAGTCATCGCTAGGTGCTGGTGTCCATATAGTTCGATTGCTACCCTCTTCGATTTTTGGATAGTGCCAGTAGACGCTTGGATATGTGGGGTAATCAGTTAGTAAGAATAGATTAATATTGCTCGTATCTTGTGGCACTGTAATTTGTAATTGTATTGTAGTTATTTGTTTTGGTTCTATTTGCAAAACACGTTGAATAGCGGGTGTGGTAGCATAATGTATTCTAGCGGTTGTTTTAGTATCAGCAGGGTTATACACTTCGCATGAAATAGTATATGTCTTATTTGCTTTCAAAGTTGGTACATAACTAAATGCCCAACCATATCCATAAGGGGCATATACCTTGCCGTCCTTAGTTATTTTACCATCTTGCTTATCAACAAATTCTGTACTTTTTATCCATAAATTTTCGTTCGGATATGGAATAGTAAATCGATCAGTACCATCTGGACTCCATGAGTATGCTTGATAGAGGTGTGCATCTTGTCCATCTTCGCCTTCTTTTCCATCCTTTACTTTTACAATACTTAACGTATCGCTTAGATTATCTAAAGTGGCAGTGATGGCAATTAAGGTCCAGTTTTTGTTCGTCCATTGTGCACTTGTTAAGGTTCTTGTATTTCCACTTCCGCCTAACGTAATAGCAGCTTGTGCTGTATTGCCGATATAGGGAATAGCAGCGAACGTCGCTGTTCCAGTAACGTTTTGGAGCTTTGCTGTTATATTGATCGTCTGTGTTGTTTTTGGTGTATCGTCAGCATTAAATACCATATTCTCTGCTGATGCAGTTAAATAAAGAAGTTTGGCATCTGCGCCATTAGCCCCCATCTTCCCAACTGAATAGGACTCTGTTTTTGAGTCATCAGTATAAACAAGTGTAGTTTTTGTCCAAAGATATTGATTTGCTGATACATTAGGAATCGACTCTTGCCAACCGCTAGTTGGTGGTGTGTTTCCGCTTGTACCGATTGCATAGCTAATAGACTTAGATTTAATACCTAGGCCGGGTGTTCCTTCTTTTCCCATTAATGTAGGTGTCAGGGTTTCTGATGTTGTGTCGTCTGTATATGTTGTGACAACTCTTGTCCAAAGATACTGTCCAGCTGGCACCTTTGGTCTAGTATCTGACCATGTAGTTGGCGGAGTCGTACCACTTGTTGATTGTGCATAAGTTGAGACAGGTGTCCCTTTGATTCCTCTTCCATCTTCGCCATCTTCTACACGTGCGAAACTAATTTGATCTTCAACTATAGCCAAAATATTCCCTCCTTAATACGAGAACTCTCGATCCTCTCCACTACCAAACCGAAACATTTTTACTTTTCTATTCTTTGTATCAACAGCTACAACATCCCATAAATCTTCACTCAATGTTCCGATTGAACGATCTAGCATATCGTGTTTTGGTCGACTAACTGAACATCCAGTCGACACATTATGGATACCATCTTCTCCAAGCGAAATTCGATCTTTATGAGTGTGTCCGTGCATCAAAAAAGCAACTGTTCCCTTTCGCCCATTAAAATTGACGGAAACACTTGCTTGAAAATCTACATTATCTGAATAGGTTCTAGTAAAACTGCCTCCAGTTTTAAAAGCCGATAACAAACCATCAATCATTTCATAATTATATGGATAACTATTATCGTTTGCATCATATCTTCTTCCGAATGGAAAATGCTGGTACACGCCAACTGTCATTGATGTTGGTGTATTTAATAAAACATTTTTCAACCAGTCAATTTGTTCTTGGCGATAACCAGAAACACCAATAGGGTTGTACTTTGCATATCCATCCACATCGAGGGTTAACGGAATATCGCTTGAGTTAAGAAATATCGCACGAAAATTCTTATCAGGAACATCATAATAGTAATAGCCTTTTCCACTATCATTTATTGAGAATATTGTTGATGGACGAATCATTGCCTGATACAACTCACTCATCGTTAGAACATTTTTTAACTTTCCAACAAACAAGGTGCTGCTTGGGTCTTTCATTTGATAAGCATTCACTTTTTTAAGAATCCCACCTGATCTTCCATCTCCCCATGAATTAAATTCATGGTTTCCAATAATCGAAAAATAAGGACAATCTGCGTTTCCCATTCTTGATACAATATTTGTTAAGTCTCTCTTAGCTAATGTTTTATTGTAAGTGCTACCGTCAATCAAGTCTCCTCCACCAACAATATAATCTAGAGCAATATTTTTACTAAAAGCAACCACATTATCTACATGTCGATGAGAAATACCATAATTTGATAAATCATCACGGATAGCTGTGTCAGTTGCGAAATGTATATCAGTGATAAATGCACTTACAATCATTTCCTTATTGATATACCGCAAAACATCGTTAGTGACTGACTTTAACCCATTTATAAAGTAAATTGCTTGTACACCAGGTGTTTCGAATACAATAGCTTGGCATTTTATGATATCTGTTTTTTCTGAGATACTATTTTTGGGAATGACAACTTGACTTCCCTTAGCATTCGCTTCCCACTGCTCGTCGTGAATGCCTTGTTCATTTTGCTTCGTCCATACAAAAATATCCTTATTCACTTTAGGTGTAATATCTCTACCATTGTGATAGACCGTCGCTGTAAGTGTAATATTGCCTACATTATCTTTAATCGATGTTGGACTATCTGACGATATCTTAACTAGATAGATATCTTTTGGCGGTGCAAGTTGTTGTTGAAGGGCAATGACATCAGATGAAATCTGACTTTGCAGAAGCTCATAGTTGCTTAATTCCACCTCATTTTTTGTTTGATCATCATTCATAGTAATCTTTTTGACCCTTGCTTTTACCCTTAATGCTGGTTTGAATTCTTCGTCAATATAGATGACTGTATCTCCAACATCTAAATCTCCCATCTCAAAAAGATGGTTTACCGTAACTTCTAAGGTCGGGCTGTTGCTTGCTTTTAATAAATCCAATCCCTGGTTATATCTTTCTTGTGGACTCAATTCATCACTTGAAGAAAAATTACCAAATGTATAACTAGTAAACACGTCTTTAGATGTATTAGAATACCCATATTCTGTATTTGATTGGCGATCATAAATAATTGACTCACCTTTCATAGTAAAAAATCTACCATCGTCTAGTACCAAGTCATTGAATCCCTGATTTTGGTCTCTAATCGCTGAAAAGAAATTATAGATATCTGATGATTTACTAATTGAAACTACATCTTCTCCAGAATAATGAATATCATTTGATCGATCGACACCGATGCTATACGAGATATCAATGTATTTTTTTGTCACTTTTAGATTTGAAAACTCATATCTAAAGGACATCTCGCAGTTAAATAACTCACATATCGATTGCAAACGAGAAAGTGGTGATTCTTCAGAAAAGTTTCCTATCTTCTTAATATCTGTTCCAAGCTCATTTCTACCTATCTCCCAGTCCGTCTGAGCAATTTCTCGATTGACATAATAATCAATATATTGTGCATCTCTTGAATCAATCATTACTGCGCTACCGTTTCTAAGTGACACACCTAAATCATAACAAGTCACTGGTCTAACATATTCAGTTTCTTCTGATTCTGCCATGATGACCATTAAAATTTTTAAGTCATCAATGATTAAAAATTTTCCAAGATTTAACTTCTCACTAATATCACTCGTTTTATAAATATCAAAGCTCGCAGTATGAATAGCAGTACCATTAACTAATTCTTTTTCAATAAAAAGCTCAGAAATAATTGTATCCATCTGATAGGAAGTGTCCACTGTTTCTATATGATTCATTTGTTTGTCCAAAAAGTGTAATATCATACGAATCGCTCCCTAATTTCTGCAGTAGCAGTCACATCTCCATCTGTCACGCAATAGATTGGTGTTGTTGAACTAGCATCCACCGTAAATACATTGCTACTGCCGACAACCCTATAGTCTCCAGATAAAACACTATTCAAGTAAATCTTGTTATCAATAACCTGCAGATAGTCGCCTTCGTAAAACGTTAAAGGCACATTTAGCGGGTCTAAAGAATTAATCTTTTTGATTTGGCAGAAACTAACCCCCATATTATAAGCAGGTTGCTTTCCGTAGGTGGCCATATAATATGACACCCGCTTAGCTGAGAGCGTAGCAATTGTGTTGTTTACAGTTTCTCTAGTTACTCTCCAGGTCTCCTTGTTGTTTGACACTCGTGCAATTTTAAAACTAAATTTGTTGTCTACTTTTTTGAAGATAACTTGTCCGTAAAATCCACCCCCAGATTTCATTACACTGCTTGGAAAATAACCCCAATCAACTACGTTGTCTCCAATGAAGAATGTCCAACTAACTTTATCGAGAGAAGGATATCCATCCATCAATTGCAACCCCATTAAGAAGTTGTTATCCTCATCCAGTACATTAATTTCCATTAAACCTTCTTGAGCAGCTTCCGATTTTCCTCCCCCTGTAGATTTAAAGGTAACTGCGCTCCAAACTTCCCAGTTTTCCATTTCAATAATATCTCGACTTATTGATGGGCCATGCCAAAACTTGTCTTCATCAGTAACGCTGCCTGTACTATTGACCCATGTACCAGTTGAATCATACTTTAAACTTCCCATCCGTTTTGAAGTATGATCTCCTGCGCTTTCATTACGACGAATTCTAGCTTGATTAATGTTCCATTGAGCGCTAGTGGAACTAGTCATCTGATCTTTTAAAACAAGCTCTGTTTTGGGTACTTCTCCGCTAGAATCAGGTGCCTCTGCAGATCCCAACTGCAACACTTTTTCACCAGACACAAACGCAATTGAATTAGCATCTGACAAAAAGTTCACATTGAAATCTACAGTTGTGTTAAAAGTTCCATTATTTTTGATTGTCGCAATTTTACCTTCTGTTGAATCTTCAAAAGGAGCAGCCGTTACATCAATAGATCTAGACACACCTTCAGGAACTACCATACTAACAGTACAATATACTATATTTCCATCTTCGTTATACTCTATTTCTCCCTCTAACTTTGCTAAAAAGAACTTGGATTCATCTCTAGGATTAACTAATCTCTTAACATCTTCAGTGTAAAAAAAAGAACCGATCTTCTCGATGGTATTATTTTTATTTTGATGCTGTAAGGGGAAAGATAAAACGATAATTTTGGGGCTGCTTTCATAATTTCCAATCTTTTTTACAATCGAATTTGTCTTATTTAAAAGATTGTTGTTTATTGTGACAATCGGCTTAATTGTTGTTTTCAAACTATCAACTTCTAATTGTTTATCGTTAAATTGGATAATTTTTTTCAAATTTATTTTCCCTCCTTTATCATCTGAATTGTAGTAGATTTCTTTTCTATAGCTCTCAAAACAGGTACTAACCATCTACCAACTTTTTGCTTATCTTCGAGCTGTATAATTCCTTCAAAATTATAATTTAGCTCTTTATTCAATATACTGTTCAGTAGTCCAATTATTTGATCTAACTTGATTGTCATATTAGATTCATGTGTGGATCCAGATTTATTGGGTGAAAAAATATTACCGATTCGAGAAATGTTTGTGTCATCGAACTTTGTTCCGTTTGCATAGCGTGGTAAAGTCTCCATCATTTTTTGAACCGATGGCCAGATCTTAGTTCCTCTCGGTAAGTTGTACATTGTCCAATCGGCAGGAGAAATACCAAAATGACCTTGTGGGGTCAAATAAGGTTCCGCTTTACCTCCGTCACCTAACCAAACTGGGCCTCCTTGGAAATAAGGATCTCCTGTTGCTCTTATAGCAGTTTGACCTGTATCTCTACCTTGATAATGCACTCTAATATAGACGTTCTTGTCATTTACACTATTGATTGCTTGTTGGGCTAAAGTTGCGCCATAGGTATCTGCATTGATTTTGATATTTTTCAAACTGTCAGGAAGTCGCAACCATTCGTTATAAAGATTTGTTCCTGGAATAAGTTTGTCACTAGCTTTATCATTGACGATAATGTCTTTGAGCTCTGGAGAAAGTTGGTTCCAAGCTTTTAAATTTTCTTTTGATTCAAAAATAGCTTGAATAGCTTGTGTGTTATTCGCCCCGATAATCTTTACAACAGATTCGTATTCATTCCACTGCCCATTAGCATCTATTGCATCATAAAAAGCAATTAAAGCTTGATCGCCATTTGCCAGAATATATTTCTGATCAAGATTAAGTTCATTCCATTTACCCGCTTCTCCAGTTGCAATAGCCACTTCAGCACGTGCATTAGAAGTCAAATTCGCATTTTTTAGAATGAATTCTAAATTGTTCCAACCCTCTTCACTGCTAAAAGCTTCTGCAATAATTTCCTTCGCATTTGACTTTATTTCTCCTGTTTTTGGATCGAAAACCATGTTATTCCATTGCTCATTTGCAATGATAGCTTCATTTGACATATCTTGAGTTGATTTTGCAAGAATAGAATTTTTATCAATCATAGTCTCTGTGGCTGATTCAGCTCTTGCCGCTACTTCATCATAGTTTAATCCCAAGTCTTGGAATGCTAATCGTACCTTACCTACATCAGCATCTACATCGCCCATTTTCTTGTAATACTGATACAGTTTGTCTGCAAAAGCTTGCGTAGACAGATCGTGGTTGGTCTGTATCTCGGCTACTTTAGCTGCATAATCACTTTGAGAAATAAGTCCAGCTTCTAATGCCTCTTTTTGCTTTGCAATTTGCTTGTCATAACTTTCATTACTTTTTTGGACAGCCTCAGTTAAATATTGAGCATATTCACCAGCTTGCTTCATATTCATCTGGTTTATGTCCGTTCCCATAGCAAGCATAACAGCTTTTTTCTTTTCGCCAGACATTTCCAGAAGGTTAACTTCTGTTTGAATCATAGATTCTCTAGCTGAAAGTACAATTTCTTTTTCGGTATTAGTAAATTGAGATACATCACCATTATGTTTCTTGTAAATAGCAACTACTCTGTTGCTCATAGACTGCGTTGCCTCAACTACCTGTTGATTAGTTTTTTCAATCTCTTCAGCATTTTTTTGAGCTTGCCCCTGTTGTTCTTCGGGAAGACTTTCAACTATTTCTTGGTTCTTTTTGTTAATCTCCTCCACTGTATCTGAGATAGTTTGTTGCATTGCTCCAAACTGTTCTTCAACATTTTTTGCACTTGCATTGACACTTTCATCAAAGTTGCCCATCATATCGGAACTGTTCCAAGAAAACTCTCTAACCTTCTCTAGAGTTTTTTCAGTTTCATCAGAAACATCGGTTCCCCATCGTTGTGTTTTTCTTGCAGAATCTAATGCGTCTTCTCCCCAAGTTTTATAGACAAAAGCTCCGGTAGCGATAGCAGCCACTGCGATACCAAGTGGGGAAGTAATCAATCCAAGGGCACCGCTGAATCCCCAAACACTTTTTGTCGCTCCTGCCACTAACTTGCTAAACAACCCAACTGATTGTGTGCCTGTTGACATAGCATTAACTACTTTAACAGTTCCATCTTCAGCGATTTTCAGGGCAACTTCGCTTGCTTTTGCATTTCCAGATAATTTGCCTATCCATTGACTGAATTTGCCTATCGTAGAAATGCCTCCACCTGCTATTTTCAAAAAGCCACCCATCACTTTTGAAACCGGACCAATTGCCGCTGCTAAACCGAGATACTTCATAATTGCTTGTTGAGTTTCTGGATTTGCTTGACTAAATTTCTTCGCTAGATCCCCTACTGTTTGTAAAAGAGGTTTAGCTGCCTGTATACCGTCTCTAAGAGCTTGCAAGAATGGACCACCAAATTCAATTGCAATGTCAACAACTTCATTTTTTAGTGTGCTTAGTTGTGACTCGACAGTTTCATAACGTTTTCCAGCTTCTTCAGATAACGCCGTGTTTTCTTCGAAAGCTTTGTTCGATCGATCCACTGCATCCCCGAAAAGTTCACTTGCACCACCGGCCCGAAGTAACGCATCACGCAATCGAACTTCCGTAATTCCCATGTTGTCTAACATTTCGATTGCTGTAGTCCCTTTTTCTTCTGCATGAGACAAGCCTTCAATGAACTTACCTATTGCACCTACAGCATCTTCTTGGAATGCCTTAGCAAAGTCATCACCAGACATACCAGCTACATATGCAAAGTCTTCCAAAGAGGATTTTGCATCATCCGCATTCTTGTATAGCTCAGCTAACCCCTTATTACCTAATCCCAAAGTATTAGACATATTTTTTAATTCTTTACCACCATTTGCAACCGCTTGTTCAACTTGTTCCCAGGCGATCCCGTTTCTTTCAGCAACTTCCTGTAAGTTTTTAAATGCGTCTTGACCTTTAGCAGTGGCTAACTGCATGTTTATCATCAGTTTGGATATGCTTGATCCTCCAGCTTCAGCCTCGATTCCAACAGAACTAAGAGCTGCACTCAATCCTAAAATATCTGCTTCCGACAACCCGACTATCGAGCCTGCCCCCGCTAATCTAAGAGCCATTGCTGTAATTTCAGATTCAGTGGTAGCAAAATTGTTCCCTAAATCGACTATTGCAGATCCAAGACGATCAAACTGATCTTGAGGTAATTGAGTAATATTAGCTAGTCGAGCAAGTGCTGTAGCCGCTTCTTCTGCTCCCATGTTTGTTGATTCTCCCAAATCAATCATGGTTTTAGTGAAGCCCACAACATTTTCTGTTTGAATGCCTAATTGGCCGGCTGCTTCTGCAACAGAAGCGATTTCTTTGTGGCTCGACGGCAATTCTTTTGCTAAATTACGTAGTCCATTTTCTAAATCAGCATATGAGTAGACAACATTTCCATTTGAATCAACTACTTCGTCGTTTGTTTTCTTTACACCTGCGAACGCCGATTCCCAATCAATAGCTGCTTTTGTGACTGCTGTAACTCCTGCCACTATTGGAGCGGTAACTCCTATTGACATTTTTGTACCAAAACTACTAAGACCCTCACCAACTTTTGCAGTCTTAGAGCCAAATTCTTCAAGAACTTTACCAGATTTAGTCCAGTTCGATTCACTGATTGCGATTTGTTTTCCTAATTCATTGTACTTCCCAGTCAAGTTTTCAATCTGTACAACCGTTTTATTTACTGCTGCTTCCGCTGCTAGTAGTTGCGTTTTTTGGTCAGCAGTCGCTTGGTTAAAATTTCCAATTTCCGACTTCAATCCTTCATACTTTTCACGCTGCTTTTCTAACTGCGCTGAATAGTTTTGAATTGCTTTCCCAGTAAGATTATATTGCGCCTTTTGAGCATTAACATTTTTAGAGTTGTTTTTCCATGCAGTTTCTTGCGCCTTTAACGCTCTATCAATAGAACGCATTTGCGTTTCAAGTACCCTTGTTGATTGTTGAAAGGGATCTATATTCAGACTGGCAGTTGCTGCTAAATTACCTAAATTTGTTGCCATTTTATCCTCCTTTTCTACATCAATAGGTCCAAGAAGTCTTCTGTTAGCTCACTCTCTTCTGACGACTCGTCGAGAATCTCATTGAAGAGTTCGAGATCCTTTAGCGTCATATTTAATACTTCTGGTAGTTTGTATCCTGCCTTCATCAATCCTTGAACCATTCCTTTAATAGATTGATACGCTTCGATTGGAGTTACTGGATCAATGACTTTTTTTCGTCCTTATCCTCAATTTCTCCACCTAAAGCTTCGATATAAATTTGATCCAAAACACTCATTTCTTTCACTGCCAGTCCGTTAAGTAGTTGTTCATAAGTAAATTCATTGTTAAATATTTGAGAAATCGTTTTAGCAAAATTGACTTGTAATTTCTCATACTCTTCGGGATCATTTGTATTCTTTTCATCTGCATAAAATTCAGTTGCAACAATTTGGTGCTTTATAGCAAGCATATTGTCACGTATAGTGAATTCCTTTTTTTTGAATGTTTGTTTTTTACCATCGATTGTTAGCTTAATCTCAACCATTTTTTACCTCCTTTAAATATAAAAAGAGAGAGCTTTCGCCCTCTCTATTCACCGCCACCAGCCGCTAGTTGAAAAATCTTGGCACGGAATTTAGCAATATCAAAATCCGCATTGTCTTCCCGAGTGATAATGTGTGTAACCTTATCTGCTCGTGGTTCAAAGTTACCGACCAATGAATCTGGTTGTCCAGAAGGCGTTTCGGCGCGTGTATTCAAATCATACCCACCAGGTACAAATTTCCCTTTAGCAAGGCCGAACCATACGAATTTCCCTGTATTTAACCGAGAACGGAAGATAGTTGCTACATAAGGGATCGTCATATCAGATGTATAGATTTCCATTCCATCTTCCAATGTCAATCCGTGTAAAACTGCTTTTGCTTCAGACTTCAAGTCGGCATTACCGATCGTCAACTGCATTGCAGAAATACCTCCGTCTAATACTGCCCACAAACCATCATCTGCTTGAAAGTTTGCACTATTAATAGTGATTGATAATTGTGCAGATGTTAGTCCAGGGATAACCGTAGGCGTTCCTGTTACTTTGTCTGTATCATCAAGTGTCGCCACTTCCCAATTATCCAACCCAATTTTTACTGTTCTTGTTGCCATATTTGTTTTCCTCCTTAGGATTCCCAATCAAAAAACCGATACTTCCTGTGATTAATCAACAGGTCAATATCGGAGTCTTTATATCTTGGGGTTTCATTTGCTGTGTAATTTGTAAAGTCGTTGCTTTTCAAAACTTCATCTAACTTCTGCTTAATTTGATAAGCCTGTGTATCTGTTTTGCACCAATAAGATATCTGCACTCTCTGCTCTTCAGACATCGCACTGTCATCCGAATAGTCATAGTCACCTTCGTACACTGGATTGATCCGAATAAACGGCGCTAACTCTTTTTTTCGGAATGTTTCTGGGATATCGTGTTTCCAAATTCCGTTCTCATCGGGTATTGTTGATCCGCGAATAGAATTCAAAAGGTTTGGTATATCACTTGCAGTTAAAAACTTATATACTCTGGTTTCAATGTTCATAGCTTCAACCCCTCTTGTATCTTCTTCACATAGATTTCTTTAACGGGTTGAGTTGATTGTTGTATCGTTCGCTCTTTAAAATTCTGTGGTCTTTGGTGGATAGTTCCATCATCGGGATATTTAACACGGTAGCCAGTTGCTTTCCCGTAGCCAATATCTTTTTCAATTTGTCCTTGACCGCCACCTTTGAAGCCAGTTATCTGGACATCGCCGGCCATTTCACCTTCATCGGTTGGTGTATTGGCTTCTAAATTATCCGCAAATAATTCGGCAGCTTCCGTAACGGCTTCACGAGCGACTCTCTTGTTGTTTACTTGGAGTTTATGAATGTTAGACAAAATTTCCTCTAACCCCGTTGTCATTCGACCACCTCCACAGTTACCATCAGCATATCTTTGGACTGCCAGTCTTCTTCGAGGTCTATCACTTTGTATTCGTGTGCCCTCCACCTAACCAACATCTCAGAATCTATGTCTGTTCTAAATCTCAAATAAAGCGTCTTTTTGTTCCGCCTTTTTTTAAGGTCTTCAATCTTATCGTTCGAACGGTCCCTAAATTCTTTTGTTGTAGATTTAGCAATTTCTGCCCAACAAGAAAAGAGATCCTCATCTAATTGATAAGAATCTCCGTTTTCATCTTTTTTTGTTTTCCGCTCAAAGAATGTGATCCGTTCATTGAGTTTGCGTGTTATCATCCAGAACAACTCCTTTCACGCGAAGTTGGTGAATGATATTGTCTACACCGTTAGCAAGCGTGTAGCGCATCGTATCTGCTGTTAAACCTCTATGCTCATATTCTTCTTTGGCTTGCTTCTTAACTGCCAGATGAAATCTAGGGTCATTAATGAAATCAGCAGGCAGTTTAGAAGAATCAATCGCATCTACTAATTCTAAAGCAACGGCATCTAAAAACTCTTTAATCAAATCGTCTTCGTAATCAATATCTACTTTTAAATATATTTTGATCTGATTTAATTGCTCTTCGTTAATCAGTTCCGAGTAATTCATCTAATCACCTGCCTTTTCCAATAAAATTGCCTTTGTATCAGTTGTTTCATAAGCAATACCGCGTTCATCTAACCATTTTTGAATATCAGATTTAAGCCAACTGTTATCTGGTTTCACCTCTGCTGCGAGAGGTGCCGCTATTCCCCCGAGCCACCCTCAACAGGCGCTGTATAAGTTACAAAGTAACCAGCGTTTGAATCAGCTTTTTTAGTGTCAAAACGAGTTGCCACTTGCAAGTATTGTCCATAAATATCGTGATTAACCCAACGTACAGTTACATCAACACGGTTAGCAAACAATACCGCACGTCCCAAGTCACCGATAAATGCCGAGGTATTTCCTGCAGCACCAAACAGTGTATCTTCAATAACGAACACTGACATACCCAACAATGTTTTACCACTTGGAGAAATGATTGAGTCTTGCAGTAAATACCGTCCGTTTCCGTCTTTCAATGTATCTAACACATTATAGAAAGATTGAGTGGCAACGATCGCTTTGTTGTATGCTGGGTCTAAAGACACATTGATGATTTTTTTCAAGTCATCCAATGTAGACATCGGTGCAGCAGTGAAAGTCTTCAATACATTCGCAATTGCGTAGTTTGTAGTATTTAATTTTTGTTCGTTTGCATTACGTGCCACGATCCCTACTAAGTCAACTGCAGAATCTTGAATAGATTCATTAGATAATGGAATAGCGCCACGATAAGTTTGTACTGCCCAATCAACTTCTTCAAATTCTGGTTTAGCCAAAGCAGGATTTGCTTCTAACTCAGCCACAGTACTCAAACGAGCAGTTGCTTTTTTAAGAATAGGATATTTACCGCTTCCTGTGGTCGCCTGAAAAATGTTAGTGAATTTCTTCAGATCAGTTACCGTTTTAACTTCTAGTTGTGGATTGTAAGAAATTGACTCTGGGATAGTAACGCCAACATCAGTTTTAACAATACCATCGTCTGTAGCTGCACGAACATTTAAAAATTCAGCTGGTACAACAGCTTCACCATCTTTGAAGTTTACCCCTTCACGTTTTTCGCCTTTTGAACGAATAAATTCATTCAATGAGTCGCGATATTCTTTTTGCTGTGGCGTTTCTTTTGATCGTTTAACTTCTTTCACTTCTTTACCTTCTTTCTGTTCTTCGTAAAGCGAAAGGTTTTCCCGCAACTGAACAAGTTCCGCTTTCAATGCTTCACGATCTTCTTTTTTTGCTTTCGCATCGTCCAATTTTTCTTCTTGCAGCAACCCACGAATCTCTGTTGCTAGAGTTTCGACTTTCCCCTCTTTTTCTGTGATGAGAGAGCGAATCTCCGTCATTTTTTCTTCAAACATTGTTTGTCCTCCTTGTTTTTGGTATAAAAAATAGTCATTCCTCAATTGAAATGACTTTTCTTATAATGTATTTAAAATTTCTTCTTTATCTAATTCGACAAGCATCCGTTGGATTTCCTGTTTTTTAGGATGGCTTCTCAATTCTTCGACAATTTCTTTGCTTCTAGCTCCTACTACCGCTTCTGTATCTGGATAAGCTGGGGTAGTAACCACTGAAACATCGTATAATTTGTCTATTTTGCGAACATAACGCTCATAAACGCCTGTTTCTTTGTTCTCTCGCCACTCTTCTGCACCTTCTTCGTCAGGAATTGTAAAAGCAAAAGAACACTGATTAATCACTCCAGAACGGATATTTTCTATCAAGTCATTCGATAGCGTTGTATTTGTAGGTTTAATTCGGAATTTTAACCCGATATTATCCACATTTAAATCTAAGTTGACACCAGTTCTACCCAAAATTTGTGATTGATCATGATTGAATAATGCTACTACATTATTTGTGTCTGCATCATCTAAGCATCCCGGTTCTAGTTTTTCACGGAAAGGATAGAACCACCCTAAAGTGTCTGACCATCTATCGAACTTTAATGCATACCCTTCGATAACCTCTGTATCATTCTCCAACGTTCTCAATTCGAGTTTCGTTGTCAGTTGACGAACTTCCGTTTTCTTCATCCTCATCACCTGCCTTTCGTTGTTTATTGTTCACTTGATACTCTTCCGCTTTATCCGCCCAAACATAGTTCAAACTGAATTTTCTGCGTTGCATATCCTTATCCTCTGTTGGTGATTTGCCCATGTACATTAGCGCTTGATCTCCAGTTATTACACCGCCATTATAAAGCTTCAATGCTTCTTCCGGATTCATGCCAGTTACGGACCTAGTGTCAAATTCTAAAGTATATTTATGCCTGTCCTCGTCACTAAAATTCTTCATCTGGTGTTCAGATGTTATTGCGTTGAAATAATAAGGCAAGTCATTTAGGATATAATCGTCATTCAGTTGCTTAACCGATTGATTGGGGTTCGTTACAGCTAGTTTATGCGCTGGTACACGCATGCATTTAGCAATTTGGGCTGTTGAATAGTTGTTTGAATTGATCAGCCCTAGAACGTTTGTATCAACTTCTAGCGGTGTGTATCCCATAGTTGAATCTAAAATTATAGGACTTCCGCCTGTTGATCCTTCTCTTGACTTCTCAAATTCCTGTCTAGCTTTTTTTCTAGCTTCACCAGACAACTTAGCGCCTTTCATTTCCAATATCCCACTCGAAAAACCATCTCTAAAGAACTTCAGCAATGTTGCAATACCAGAATCTTGTAAATTGATTTCATCATTCAACGATAACAGAGGAGAACGGCCATAAATTGTATCGTGGCTGAAAAACTTCCAGTGAATCACATCTTCTGGCTCGCATCGTATCTGTTTGTTTCCGTTTAGTGGATAAAACATGTAATAGAACGATTCAAAATTATCATCCGATTCAATTACAACTGCTGAAGGTGGATAGAATTCATATTCCAAAGGTTCTCCTGTTACTGGATCGCGCAATATCCTAGAATAGCTATTTCCACAAAGAATTGTGTTCACGGCCATAGCGAATTTCCATACATGAGCCGTAATCTTACTAGTTGATCGGACGTTCATTAAGTAATTCAGTTTTTCATCTTGAACAATATTACCGTCTAAATCTTTTTTGATAATCGGAAACCTTGCTATATCACCAGCGATAATTGTCGTTGCAGTCAACACATCTGAATTCTTAAGCCCTCTGATACCGACATATGAATTTGCGGATGGTGTATCGTACAGCATTTCTTTCACTTGCTGTTCTGTTGATCCAAGCGGTTGAAAAAATACCATTTTTCCACCTCCTTTCTAGTTAAGATTAGTTATCCCATTGATTTGTTGATAATTAAACTAGTAGCTATGCAACATACACCTAGCACAAGAAAACCGACAATCAAAGAGTACAAAAAAGCCGATATAGCTATAAAAGCAATACCGACAAATAATAGTAATGTATGAATGTTTAAAAATAGCCATTTAAATAGTTTACTCATGGTAACCTCCTAAAATCCAAAATCTCCGCTTAAAATCATTTCATCTGTCCAGTATCCACCAGTTTGAAACTCTGTATAGCACATCGCATAAGCATCTAATAACGCATCAATTGGATCAATTTTATTCCCGTTTTTATTCTTATCGATCCGCATGCCATTATTATCAGTTTTGGTAATAGCGTTATTGATTGCTGCAGTTAATAGTTGGTTGCCGCTGTGTCTGACTTTCAAATCAATTACATCATCTCTAAATTGTTTTGTTGGCATGTTTAGGGTCATGGTGCCTTGTCTTATCTCGACTTGTTGCCAATCTGGATGATTCTTTTCGATAGATGTAAGGATATGACCATACTGGTGTGGATCGTACGCTATACATTGAACTTCCAAATCGTTGTCATAAATAAAGTGTTCCAACCACCCATATGCTTCATCATAATCAATAACACCACTTTCCAATTCAGTGATTTTACATTCACCTTTACTTTGCAAATCAGTGTAATTCATGCCATCACGTTTTTCTTTAGTGGCAAAGCCATATTTAGTAGCTACAAAGCTGAATGAGTCCACATAAAAATAGTCGTCCATTTGAACTGCCCACGAAATACTGAACAAGTCACTTGTACGACCTACATCGACCCCAACCCAAACTTTGCGTCCAGTTATATCGGGCTTTTCTATCAAAGCTTTTTTCCAGTGCTCGGCAGAGAGGTAGGATTCTTCACTCGATTGTGTCCACATGTTGAAATTTTTGACCATTACTTTAACAGTGTTTCCTGTTTCTTTAGCAGTCTTCCACCGTTTTTTTAAGTAATTCATCATCTTATCCTTCAAAGCTTCTACAACGAGAATAGGGTTGCTTTTAATGTACAATTCGGGCTTTTCTATCTCGTCTAATGCTTCTTGTTCCGCTATGTATGCAAATTGCTCTTCATCCTCTATTTTTCCGTCAAGAATACTTGCCATTCGCGGATACTCAACTTGATACATTGGTACATTCAAATCAAAGTTTGCAGTCGATATAATCAAAGTCAGAGGATTGTCTAATTGTCCTTGTCCGGATTCAATCAATTCCATCATTTCATTAGTTTTACTAGCGCCATATTCATCAAATACACCTACATAAGGTTCAAAACCGTCAATAGCGCCTGTTTCTTTAGATAAATAGGTGACATACGATTCGTCTTTCAAATTTTTGAGTTCATCACGAACACGCTTAGTAGCTTTTCTGATTTCTGGGAACTTAGCACGTAATGCATCTAATTGTTTTCTGGCCATTTCAAATGCAATTTTCGCCTGATCCTTTGCATTAGCTGTACAAAATATTTGTCTACTCATCGCTGGATTCTTGCCAAACAAAAATTCGTACAACACTATACCAGCGATTAAGATAGTTTTTCCATTTTTACGAGCCACACTGATGAACGCTCGCTTGAATCTGCGCAATCCTTTGTCTTTTTTGTGCCGCCATCCATAAATATTACCGATAATGAACCTCTGAAAGTTTGCCAAAGGATATGTTTTGCCTGTTTTTACATCTGGCAGCATTTCTAGGAAGTCAATTGCTTTTCTAGCTTCATCTGGATTGTACTGATATTTCCAACTGGCCTTTTTAATTTTTAGAAGGTCTTTCAAATGGCGGACACAAGCATCGTAGACCTTCTTGCATGATTCAATAGCACGATCAACGATTAACAGTGCATAAGCGTACGTATCATCTCTATACTCTTCTGGTATGGCTTGATAATCTACCAAATGAATTCCTCCTTTCGTGGTATACTTAAAACAAAAAAGATTGGAAGCGATATTATGGATCCCCAACTTGCAACTTTAGCCACCGACTTATTAAGAACAGCTGGAAACAACACACTAGGTTTTGTTGAGGCTAGAATAAAAGAAGCAAGAACCAAAAAGTCTGTCGAAGAAATAAATTTAGTTTATACCGAACTTGTAAACGGCCTCCTTAAAGATAAACAAGATATTGAAAGAATTGCTTACCAATACCAGGATTTATACGAGAGTGTTACCATAAGTGATGAAGATATTGATTATTTACAAAACACACTAAAGAGTATCTTGGATTTACTTTCGGATTTCATACCCGAAGCCGAAAAAAATGCAGAATCAATTGAAATGATCATTAAATTGTTAAATAAAGACACATTAAAAACTATGCAACTTTTAGGATTCAATTACAAAGAAGCAATTGGAAGACCTCTAACTAATCTCGTTGCTTCTATGATTGAAAGTAAAATGCCACAAAAAAATAAAATCAAAGTCTAAGAAAAAATAATCTTTACCCAAATTGATCAAACATGTCTTTCTTTTTCTCGTCTTTCTTAGGAAGATATAAACGAAGACGGCTATCAACAGTCAATCCCAACTCACTCGCTGTGGATTTGATGTTTTTAGTCGCCTTTTCTAAAGTTTTGATAAGCGGATGTTCTACTGACATTTCATCTTCAACAATTGTCATACCTTCTTCATTCAATTTCTTACTTGTTTCTTTGAACACCGAATACCACAAACAATAGTTTTCCAAAATCGCTCTGTCAAGATTTCTAAGTGGTAACTTTTGCAGATCGCCGACCACTCGCTTGTATTCCTGTTTAGCAATGGAGTTCATGTGGTTAGGCGCAGTTATCTGCATTTCCACCAATCCATCACCAGCAAGCTTTTCAGCCGATTTACGGTCTTCAACCTCATCTTTAGTTAAGTGTTTTTTATTGTTATCCAATAATGTTAGTTTCCTGCCCATTTTCCACACCTCCAATCATTTCAAAAAGGGAATTTTGGTCACGGAAGAGAGCAGCGTTGTTTTGTCCCCCACAAACCTACCCCCATTTAAAAAATAAGGGGGTGCCATTCCCCACTTTCGTACCGTATACAAAAATATCTCCCACCTATAAACCACTCATATTTCATACATTTCTTTGTCTTTTTTTGTCTTTACTGCATGACATGACTCGCACAATGGTTGAATGTTATCTTTATCTAACCTTTTGGACCAATCGACTCGAACAGGAACAACATGATCTGCTAATGTTGCATCTCCTCCACACATACGACACACATAGTAGTATTCATTCAACACTAGCTTACTAAGCTGTCTCCATGCCTTTGAGTTATAGAACTTCATCAAGTCATTCTGATGTTTCCATCTATCTTGGTTATACTCTTGATACTCTTCGCGTCGACTATCATACTCAACTAATACTCTCTTGCCGTTGACTATAGCGAGTCGCTTAGGCCGTACCATTTTTCCTCACCTTGTCTACATATGTTGATACCATTGCTTTCATAACCGCTAGCTTTCCATCAATACTAAGTTTATCTATTTCAATATTAAACTCGGATTGCAATAGTTCTTTATTCTTGGTACTCTGCAATGTTCTATCAACTAAGTAATAACTGATCGAACATACTTCATCAGTAGTCAATCCATACATGCTTATTACTGACATGAATAGTTCTCCTATCTGATCAATGTCTTTTTCCTCCCTTATCTTCTTGAGCAAGTTTAGAAACTCTTGTTGATTGTCATTCACATTTCATACCTCCTTAACCTCTCCATAATATGCGGGTCACTCTTCCAACCATGCCCAACATATATCAACCTATGCCGATCGATATACTCGTCACTAAACTGGTGAAAGCATTCAAGCAACGTATGCTTAGGTTTCAACTCCGCTTGTCGGATGTTCTTATGCCTTAGTATTCCTATTGATAGTTGGATGTAATAGTAATGCATATCAGTCACCCCAACTCATAGATTACTTTCAGCTTGTCTGCTGAATACTCAAACGCCTGTGTACTCTTGTAGTTCATCGTATAACCATTCTCTGACTCGTACTGATCGTTAGGCTTAATTGTTCCAAGCTGCCGGTGAATCACGCCTTTAAGGTTTTGAGCTTCCATTGAGTGATAATGCCCTTGGTGAATCTCTAGCCAACTACTCTTGCTCCATACGTCTCGAAACTCGGTAGCGAATAGCATAGGATAATCGCCTTTTTTCCCAAAGTGTCCATGAGTGAGCATGATGCCTACATTGTCTAGCTGATATGCGACCCTTGGCAGATTGTGTTTGTTTACCGTTACTTGTGGATAGAGTGTCTCTAAATACATTAGAAACAAATACTCAAAGTCACTGTGATTACCACTAGCAAATTCAATCCGCACCTCTGAGCTTTTTCTTAAAGATTCATCGATCAGCGTAATGAAGAATGTTTTAGCCAACTCAATTGCTTCGACCATATCCACATCTTCAAGTTGGGTGCCTTTGATCGTTTGACTTGCTTTCATTGCGTTTGAGTGAAAGATGTCCCCCAACACTTCTATGACGATTATCTTATAGCCTTTATTTATGATTGCTAATACATCGGATAGATAGGTTTCAAACTTTCGTTCCGACAAAATAGGGAAATGCAAATCAGCCAACGGTATAACTAGATTGCTCTTCCCTTTAATAATTGGTTGAATTGTAATCGGCTTAGTACTTTGTAGCAATTTAGTGGCCAACGCTTGAATACTCACTGCTGCCCTTGGTTTAACAACTATCTTTGATTGATACAGCTGTATAAGTCCATCTACTTGATTGTTCTGTTCCCAGATGTTATTAGTCGCTTGGACCAGTTCCCAATTTTCGGGATCATATCCATGTGCTTGTAATACATAATCAGGATTTTTTGACTGTTCTTCAGTCATACGCAGCTTGATAAGGTTAGTCTGAGTACCATCTGATTTGATTTCTGTAGATACTACATTCTTCTTAGACTTATCAGTTTGCTTAACACGCATATTCTTTTCGCTCGGTGGCAAACCCAACCTGGCACGTTTACTTCTAACGCTTGGCCATGAAAACTCTTTGCCGAACTCCTCTGACAGCATAGGCGCTATCTCTATATTTGTTAGTCCTTCATTTGCCAATTCCGACAATCGTTTGACCTGCTGTTCTGTCCATTTAGTAATGTCTGCCACCTCGCTTTTCTGCAAAATAAAAAGCCACTCGTTATGAGTGACTTCGATATGTACTTAGCAACCTACATCTCGGTTCTTCCGAGCACCATTCCTCCCACGTCTCCACATCATCCTCGGTTGCTAACACAGTTTTAGGGATAACTATAAACCCTATCAGTGACACAGGATTCGAACCTGTGACGTTGCCGGTTCTTCCGGTCCTCCGCACAACCATATCCACCAACTTGAGGGAGCGTCCCTCTGCATGCATTTTAGGCTACTTGCACTTACCCCTTGCAATCAGGAGGCTTTTGCCTATGTCACTGGCAAGGAATCGAACCTTGCATGTTGAGTTTCACTCCTTAGCAAGTGCACTTGCCTTCCCAACTAGGACTTAGCGTTTACCCTTTCCGCCACAGTGACCGAAGCTTGGTGGTGTACAGATAGCACACTTACTACATTGCCGTACGTAGCACCGTATAGCTTCTTAACGATCTTTTTTCGGTAGTCGTAACCATCATAGGCATTTAATGTCACTGGAGTGGTACTGCCCCACTCGGTAATACGGACTGGGAACTCTCTGCTCCGTTGATTACACTCTATATCTCGTGAATTCTCACGCCCAGATTGTGCGGATCTTCCGCCACAGTGACTGCAACCATTACCTAGCTTAGGTTGCTATATACACGATAATAGGTCGCTCGCTTGTTCCGTTTCCGCGGAAAAGCTATAAAAATTCAGATTACTTCTCAGCAGGAGCTGTTTCATCTAAAAGTTTATCTATCTCATTTAATGCAGGATCGTCTAAATGTTCAGCTACTACTCTTTGCTGGAAAGCATCTCTTCTTGAGAACGAAGCAGGTATAAATCCGTTGTTTGCTCTACGTAGTTTTTGCTTTTCTTTCTTAAGAGCGAGAATAGCTGGCACTAGTTGACTGAGGTTTTCTTCTAAATATTTAGTTGGAATTCGAGTTATCTCCCAACCTTTATCATTAGCATTTAACTCTGCCAAAATCGCTACATCTCTGTTAGAATCTTTTTTTTGCCTGAAATCATGAAGTTTACCATCTATCTCTAAAATAATTTTTAATTCAGGTAGATAGAAGTCAACTCTATATTTCAATATCTTGTGTTGCACTTTAGTCTTGACTCGTTTTCTCAGCAATTCCATAGCAGCCATCATTTCAGCGCTTGATTGGAATTTGTTGTAATCTTTCAATGCTAATTCTTTAACGTAATGAGCCTCATCATAATAATCAGCCATTGAACATTTTTCTTGTTTCTCTATATTGTTTACCGCACGTTCCCACATAACCAATATTTTCTTTTCTAGATATTCATTTAAAACTTCGGCTTTAGCTTTGTCATACTCTTCTCTGCAACCTTCGCAAAAAATTCTTGTATTGATTTTCCTTGGTACCGAAACCAAAGATTCGCAATTCCAACATGGATATACCATCATAGTGCTTTGCACCCTTTCGACTTTGTCTTATAGGCTTCGCCTATTATAATTATAAATTTTTTTTAGGCGGGAAAACTACACGTTTCTTTCCCAAATTAATTGATTTCGCCAATCTTTCTACCAAAATCGAGTAAAACTTTCTGTCTAATACGATAGATTGGCGTTCTCGCATATCCATGCTTCTTGCCGAAGCTTACCCAATCCATCCAGCTGTCTTCTCCCCAGTACTTGGTTTCAATCAAAACTCTAATATCCGCACTTTGATCGCTCAGAGTTTCTTTGACTGCCTTTTTCCACAACTCACGATTCATAATGTATGGATCAGACATTTCCTTGATTACTTGTGACTCAATCGGATTGCTCATAATGTTGCTGCGACCTCCACCGATATTTTCATCGACTTCTCGAAGCTTCAACTCTTCCTTACGAATAGCAATTTCTTTGTTGTATGCCGGATAGTTAGCAAACTTTCTATCTAGCTCATTGATTAATGAATCATTCTTACTCAATCACTTGCCCTCCTCATTATCCAATCTCTTACCAATCACAACACCTACGAATATAATCGCAACAAATGCCACGAATCCTAACACTATAAAAGTCATTAGTTACCCTCCTGCTTCCATCGCTTCCCTAACTAACGGATCATTGATAATAATCTTGTACTTTATCTGCTCATACTGCAGTTGCTGTTCTAGCTTTACGATTTGCTGTTGTTGGTCCACTATTGTATAGGATAGCCAACTTAGGCCAGCGATTGTTAACAGTATTGATACCATCGCTAGTACTGTATAGTGATTAATTTTCATTGACTTGCTCCTGAACTAACACGAGTAATTCATTCTCTACCTCATAAATCTGCTCAAACAAATCAGCTTTAGCATCATTGATAGCTTTCTCCATGATCTTACGAGGAACACCAAAATGCTTCTTGTTTCCTTCAAACGCATCCCAAAAACACAACTCATAACTGCTAGACTTAATCTCGCCACCGTGCTCTCTGCGGAGTGCATCGCCAAAATTTTCTCCATGTTCTAACTCACTATCAAGTTTTTGCAACTTATCAGACAGTTCACTTACTTTTTTACAAAAATCAGGCCAATTCATTCTTATCCCTCCTGTTTGCTATCGCTGAAGATAGCGGAATTAATCATACTCACATTTACCTAGCTGGATCTCTTGTCCACAATCTGTGCACTTAATACTTCCGCAATCCCCAAAATATAATTCGTTACCCATTTTTGAGTGAAGATCATCCCAATCGTAATCATCTTCCCAATCACAATATGGACAAGTAACGTTAACATGGTCAGGGACTGAGCAAATCACGTAATCTACTTTTTCAGCCATCACTCTTCCTCCTCCACAGGTATCGCAAGCGCCATCAAACGCGGATCAAGCCTCCTGATCTCACTTTCTGTAAGTTTTGGTACCATCCATAGCAAGTCAGTCATTCCATGAATGCCTGAAGAAGTTAAATAGTTGTATTTGTACTTACTAAAACGTATAGGTAGTAATACTCTATAAAGTTTTTCTCCTATCATCACTCTTCCTCCTGTTCTTGCACCCATTTAGAAAATACTTCTAGGACTTGGGCAAATTCATTTTGTGGTAAATCAGGCATTTCAGGTTCTTGTAAAGTTGCATGCAATGCATGTTGCGCCGTTCCACCGTACCAAGAGTAATTAATTGTCAATCTATTAATCCACTTTTGCTGATTCTCGTTGAGTTGCGGTTGATCTGGCAAAAGATTTATTAGCCTTAGTAATTCATTGGGATCAAACGCATTGTGTACAATGCTATTAACGACGTAGTTTTTTAGTTCTTGTTTCTTACTCACATTCATTCCTCGCTTTCTGCTATTTCGTCGGATAGCTAACTTTTCAGCACTCATTTTTTTCGATCGCTTCTTTGATAGTCTGACACGGGAAAGTGTTATAACCGTCCTTGTCATATTTCTTTGTAGAATATTGCGGAACGATATTTCCTTGGTCATTAATAAACACACTAAAATAGTCCGTACCCGAAGGTTTATTGGCTTTTTCAAAATAGTAAACACCGCATATAGGAATTTCGGATACTTTAAATTCATCAGGATTGTAGCCTTCTGAAATCAGCATGCACCTAACAGCGTGGATATGCGTTTGCTCTAAACTGGAAGGAAAAGCCAGTATGTTTTCATGCGTCAATACTTTTCCTTCAAAGTACATGTAGTTGTCTATATACTCATTAAATGACTTCTTCATTATTTCACCTCATTGATTTTCCAATTTATTTAAGGTAACTACATGGGCAGAATTGTGGAAATCTACACATTAATTTCCTTTTTACCGTCATCATCCCAGGAGCAATCATAACGTTCATTATTTCGAACATAATTTGCCATATGACTGTTTGAGGGAACGATACGATACCACTCAACATCCCATAATTCCTCAGTAACTTCCTTTCCTTCTGATTTGAAGGATAAAGAAACCTCATCAGTATCTAAATCTTTTATTAGTTTTGGTTCTGTAATATCTTCATACATATAAAGATCATGTAAGTTATCTTCATCCAAGTATATCTGTGCAAATACTAATACTCGTTTATCCATAATTTCTCCTATTCTCCTATCTTGGTGGATAGCGGAATCATTGGTTGTACGTTCCAACCCTCTTTTGAGCATACTCACTGAATTTTTCTAAGGTAGTGCCTTCTTCTTCACAGACTTTAGCAAGTTTCTTAGCATCGTAACCAGTATCAACTGCCAAGCCTTTTTCAAAACTCCTATACCTAGTTAATGTTTCTTCTTTTCTTTCCCAAACTCTTTCTTCTGCATTCATCATCAATTCCTCCTAGTTGTTTACTTCTTCCGATTACTGACTCAATATCTCGACCGTTGCACCTGCGAAATTGCCCTTCTTCAAAGGTATCTGCAATCTGCATGCTCGATCCAAAGTCCATTTGTTCAGCCCTGACATCTCTGCGGCTTCACGCTGTGTGCTGAATTCTTTGACTTCACCATCTGGAAAAGTAAATCTGACTGGCGTTGAGTTGTATCTATTCTGCTTCGGTCGATCGTAACTCTTTCCCCACAAAGCCTTTCTCAAAACTCTGATTTCGTCTTCATCAGCACCTGGCGTATTAACTAACCTTTCCAACCGATACAAATCTTCTTTGTTAGCCATCATTCCACCCTCTTCATATTTCGCAATTTAACTACTGTCCGATCGCTGCCAAACGTCACAATAGCTGAGTTCTCAAGCGCTTTGACACACACTGCTTTGAAAGGTGTTTTAAAACGTTCGGTCACGCACCAATACTCGACGCCTGCTTTTACTCTACGTTGCTTTCTGACTACACGTGGCGGTGGGCTATACTTACCGTCTTGTACGCCTGTTACTGTGTCTGCTAGTTTCATGCTTTACTCCTCCGTTCCATTTCCTCGGCTAGCCATTCTTGTTGCTTGAGCAATCTCTCGACATGGCTGTCGATTACTTTTTTTCTCCATACTAGGTCCTTATCCGACATGTTTCTGATTTGGATTTGTGTTGGCGTCATCTGCTCACCTCTCAAAATGGAAGGTCTTGACTATCGATATCAATAGACGAGTTGCTGAACGGGTCTGATTGCACGCTGTTGCGGTTTTGTTGAGCGTTGGTATTATTACTCGTTTGGTTATTTGAAACGCCGCCACCGTTGTTTTTGGCGTCTAAAAACTCGATTCCGCCGTATTGATTAGCTACAACCTCGACAACTGTTCTTTTCTGTCCGTCATTCGTTTCATAACTTCTGCTAGTCAACTTGCCGTTGACTGCAATTTTTGATCCCTTGTTTGTGTAGTTGGCTAGTGATTCGGCTTGTTTCTCCCACACCACAATCGGAATGAAATATGATTTCTTGTTATCTCCCCAGCCGTCATCTAACGCTAAAGTATTTGTAGCCACCGCTTTTCCAGACTTCGTGTACTTCAATTCGTTGTCTCTTACCAATCTGCCGATTAAATTTACTGTATTCATTTTTCTTCCTCCAATTCGATTATTGATTTTCGCTTCTCTTTAAGCCTCTTCAGCTGATATTCAAGTGATTCGATTTCACTATCTACTTGATAAAGTTGTTTCTCTTTGTTAGGAGATGCCGTCTTTTTGACGAATTATTTTGGATAACTTCTGCCGCCTGAATCACACACAACCTGATAGCGATCATCGTCTGCGTATTCTTGATAAGTGGTTTGTTCCACTTCTCGAACATCGTCAAAATTAAGAATAAGCGTGAAGTCGTTGATGTTTTCATCGTTAAGAACGTATGAAATGCTGTTCGAATATTGATAGTAGCTATCAATCAGTATTATTTCGTTTTCGTAGATCCGAGGCACAAATGTCCAATTAGTACACTAGTAAGGATGAGTGCTTGCCCCTGTGCTAGTTCTCTTGTCAATTTCCCTTGCGTATAGTCCGGTAGGTATAATCTTCGCTCTATTTTCTGCTGATAACATTTTCTTCCTCCAATTCAATTTCAATCCTCGGGCAATCCTTATCCACTTCAAACCGATGCTCAAAGTTGGCAATCTCGCCCCATCCATCATTAGGTATTACCTTCGCTTCAATCATTCCGTCCAAGATAAACTTGATCCCGAACGCCACGTTGTCTTTATCCTTGCGCTTATTTTTGCAGTACCAAGTGATTTTCAAGTCGATTGGCGTTGTCACTCTTAACCCTGCCGCTTTCGCCATCAAGAATGCATAGCAACATTTTTCTGTGTTCTCTTTTTTCAGCTTGGCTCCTGCATAGCGGTTCGTCCGCTGGCTATTGATGAACTTGTTCAAGTCAGTCAATTCCCCAGGAATTACAATCTTTTTGTTATAAGGCATTTCGTTTATCCAAGAGGTCCAAAGTTATGACCGCTATATCCCTTTCTGATAATTTCAATTCTTGTGCAACCTCCGTTGGCTTCATACCAGAATCTAAGAGTGCCGCTGCTCTCACGAGTAATCTTTTAGGGAAATCAAATCGCCACCCGTCTAAGCAAATCACTTTCTCCATGTCATCCGCCTCCATTTTTCAAACTGATGTATAGCTGCTGCGCCTCTTTCCAAAGTTCATCTGTCGTGACTTCCATGAAATTCTTTCCAAAATGATTGCTGTCTACTAACCGCTTTGATATAAGCAAATGTCGATACATGAGCATAAACACTCTGAATTTAGCTTCTGCTCCTGTAGATTCTGTATCACCTGTCTCTTTGACATAACCAGTCATAGACTCTAGTGGAAACCTCATCGATTCTTGATGTTCAGCAGGCAAAAGGTTGAATATCAATTTCACAGGCTTACTAAAATCCCTCTGTGTCTCCGACATCTTCTAAGAACCTCCTTAAATCTTCATCAGTCACTTTTGGCTTGTTGCTAGAATAATCGACTGGCTCCTTCGCCCAATCCGGAAGTTGTTCTTGCCTAGTAGAATTTGAGAATGATTTTTTGGGAGTCAAATCATACTGATCTAGATATCGTTTGTCTCTTATCCATCTAAAAAACTCCTGTGCGTTGTACCAACTGTTTAATTCGATATAAGCCATGTAGTTGTCAAAACCTGTCTTAAACCTTTCAAACTCTGTCTGGTTAGTAACCTTCTTGCTAAATTGTTCTTTAGCCTTCTTTTTTTGTGTCTTTTTAGGGTACCTTTCCCAAAATTGTTCGAATCGAGCTATATATAAATTAGTACTTGGTATAGATAAGTCATTAGTAAAAGAATAAGTACTTAGTAGCTTCCGATTTTCTACTTCTTGGTTTTCTACTTCTTGGTTTTCTACTTCTTGAAAATCGGTAAGTGGTGAACTTGTTGTTAAATCAACGTTTTCTCTAATTTCCGTCCTCCACTCAACTATTTTTCCTGATTCATTTCTAATCGGAAACCTACGTACATACCCTTTTTCTGTTAATTCGTTCCAACCACTTCTGAAACTTGCTTTCTTGTCGGTAGCATGTTCAATCAATTCTTCCAAATAAATTACCCAATCATCAGGAAGACTAAGGATGTAACACATTATTCCTTTAGCCTTCCAACTAATATCGTTTCGACGAAGTATCTCGTTATGAATGATCGAGTAGTTATTTGTTTTTGATTGGCGGAATATTTGAGTTCTTACTTCTGCCACGCTATCCCTCCTGACTGCGGTTTTTAGCGATCTTTTTCAGATGCTTTTCCAACTGTCCAATATTCATCTTCATTTCAATCGGAGTATTTCCCCAACTCATTTTGGATACCACGCTCATTCTGAACGAGGAAAACGGTGCTGTCATAAGTCCGAGTCTCCTTGCACGAACCCATATTTGATAAATCTTTTTTTGTGTCTTGCGGTCAAAATAGCAATGTGCTTTTCTTGCCTCTTTATATTGAGCTTCGATAACTGCCCTCCATCTATATTTGTGCAAAGTATTATCCCCCTATCTTTAATTTCTTAATCTCGTCTTGATTCAATTTGATCCCAATAACGTGATACTTATTTTTAAACTCCGTAATTCCTATTTGGTGCTTCTCAGTGTGATGGGTTCTGCAAAGTGCTGCAAAAGTAAATTCTGTATGGTCAACTTCTTTCCGCTTTCGCCTTCCCAAAGCTTTGTCAAAGTGATCGATGTCAGCGTTCTTTTTACCGCAAATGCAGCAGGTCCTGTTTGTCACACATTTATAGAAAAAGTACTGTTCATTTTGTGGCGGAATCTCATAGCCCTCACGGAATGGAATGTCATTTGCAAAGATGAAATCCAGTATCAATTCATCTAATGTTGAAACTTCATCAACTGTGTTCTCCGATTGGTTCGACAAGCTGATGTCTTTGCCTGTGAAGTATCGAAATTGCCAATAAAACACGTCTTTCAGGCTTTCCAACGGCTCGCCAGTGTATTTGTATATGTCTTGCATTAAAGCGAATGTGAAGCGTCTCTGCTCGACTGTGAAACCTCGTGGATCTTTGATAAATAGTTCCGCTTGTCGCTCGCCGTCATATCCATCAAATATTGTTTTGAGACGCGCGATATTTAGTTCATCTTTGAGTTCTAGCGTCAGGCGATTTCCTTCAACTTTTATTATTTTTGCTAGATACGAAAGGTTGTTCATTTACATCACTCTTCCGATTTTTGTTCTTCCTTAAATTGATCTTCCAACCAATTAACCCCGCGTTTTAATAATCCTAGGTCTCCCTTTGTCCACTTACTATCATCTGCTGTAATCTTTGCCACATCGCACAGCAAGACAATCGATTCATCGATGTTTTTGTCATATTTATTTGCCATAGCTTGTAAAGATTTCATGAAAATTGTTTTGTTTCTCTCGCTAGCAGGTTCAAGCATTGTTACGTCTTCGGGCATATCCTCGCCAGCGTAGATATAAAGTCCAAGTCCAAACATTGCTAGATTTTTTACTAAGCAACGCATTATAGCTTTGTTAATATCAAACATCGTTGCCGCATTGACTGTTTTATCAATCATTTTTCCTGTAGGTTTTTTATTTACATATTCTTTGACTTGATAGGTGTAAGATTTGTCTTTCATGGCATTATTAGCCCCATCCATTACAGGCAGCCACATTTCTCTCTTTATTTCGTTAATAGTTATTGACGTAAAGACCATATACCCTAAATTTTCATCAAAAACATACGGTTGATGATTCTCCGGATTATGATAAATTTCATAATCAATTGATTCTGCTACCTTACTGACCTCTGCCCAAGCCCACGCCCACGACAGATACGTTAAAGAATTTCTTTTTTCAACTACATTCGTGACATCTATTTGGTATAGTTTGTTAAATAAAATATTGTCTTCCCGGCTGAATATTGAAGATGCACTCACTCGATCAAATCCTTCCCTAAAACTGGTTCGGCGCTCCAAACCAAATCTTTGTCTTTTTCGTCAAATATGAATTCGCAGATGTCCTCGGCATGGACTAGATATTGTTTTGTTTTTTGGTAAACCTCATCCAATGAAAAGATGATTGTGCCTGGATTGGGCTTCACAAAAACGATAAACAATTCATCGTCAGCGTTGACTACACGAGGTTTGTAGCTTGTCATGATGCGTTCTTCCTTGTATTCATCAAACCCCTTAAACTGGTGTGTATTTGGGAATACATGGCTGCTTTCGTCTTGCATCAGGTTGTCGTAATTTGTTGCGATATAATCTGACATCTTCCCACTCCTCTTTATTTGTGGTAAACTTAGGTAAATACTTTTCGTAAGACTCTATGCTTGCCGGCCGGAGTCTTTTTTTGTGTCCATTTTCGCTTGCGCTTCGTAGTAGATTTCTTTCCAATCAAGCGTGCGATAATATAGATCAAGTACTTCCGCTCTTGTCATTTCTTCACCGTCCTTGATCGTAATTCAAATACTGCTTCGTCATAGATCATTAGCAGTAACATTGCGACACAAGGGAATCCGATAACTAGCCACGTTGGTGGTTCTGATGAAAGCAATGCTCCCAATGCGAAGATGACAAGAATAAATGTTGTGCGTCTGATCCAGTAAATTTTCTTCATGCTGACTCCTCCTTGAAGTATCGATCGATCAAAGCGAGTGCTTCTTCTTTTGTAGAGACGGTATGCCACGTTGTCGATCCACTATCTTCCTCAACTGATATAGTGATTGATTTAATCATTTCCCCAACTCCTTTTAAGTTAAGTGTTTCTGTCAATAATACTCGTCTTCTTTTTTTTCGATTTTTACATCTGCACTAAAGTTGTAGTTATAGTCAAATGAGTTCACTGCGCCTTGAACAAAAGCAGTCACAAGTGCAGATTTATTTTCTTCTTTTTCCATTTCACGTTTAACAACCGATTTAAGCAACTCTCTGTTTTCATCCAAGTACTCGTTAATAGCCTCTTTTGCAGCGGCTTGTACGATTTTTTTAACATGTATATCTAAAAACGAATACTTGTTATCACTGCTGTATCGACTAACTTCACCACGATCATCAACCTTTTCATTGAGAGCGTTGTTGATCAACGCAGACATAAAGTCTTCCTTGTTACCCATTGCAGTGATAATTGATTGATTCAGTGTTTCTTTAAAGATTGTTTGGATTACTTCCTCATTGATTTCTAAATTCATATTTGCTAAATTTGCCATTCGTTTTCCCTCCTGATTTTTATTTATTAATTTCTTGCACTTTTTGATCCGTATACTGCCGTAACTCGCTCACACGCTGTTCTAACTGCTCCTTGTCGTTTTGCACCGTGTTCAGTTGTTGGCGCAAGCTATCGGCTTCCTGTTGCTTTGTAGCGATCTCCTGTTGCTTTTGTTCGATCTCTCGCTGTTTGGCTTCAATTTCCTTCTGCTTATCCGATTTGATTTGCTCAATTTCGGCTTTCAACTGCTCCTGTGTACGAGTGTTGTTGGATAGCTGCGATTCGAGTTCTGACACGCGCTGTGATTTGGTTTGGCCATATTGTAGGACTGTGTTGAAGTTTGCTTTGATCGTGTCCAAGTCCTGAAATGCGTTGCTTGCTGCGTAGCCGATAACTCCGCTACCTAGTGCTAGTCCGATGATTGCTGTTGTTTTTGCTAGTTTGTTTTTCAATGTGTTTGCTCCTTTGGTATAATTGTTTAAAAACTGGTGGTGTTAGTAATGCAATTGGATTCAACTGTTACCTTCGCGCTTATTGTTGCCGTTATTTCTCTGATATCTCCGATGATTACGACTTATATAAGTAACAAACACGATCTAAAAGTTAATGAAATAAAGTTTAAACAAAAGAAATACGAGCAAAACGATCTATACGTTAAAAGAATGTTTGATAACTTTGTTCAATCTTTTGGAGAAGTTATGGAATATCCTCAAGCGAACAATCAGAAAAGATTCGGCAAGTATTATTTCAGTTGCCTGAACTATGTTCCTAAGAAAGATTATGAAACCTTTGTTGAATTCTATGATATTTATAAAAGTTCAAACGATGAAGTTACGGTTGAATTCTTCACGTTAAGAATCCTTCCTATCACGCGTTCAATTATAAAAAGCTATGAAAATAGTGAAACCAATGCAAATCCCGAAGGCGTACCACTTATAAAAAGAATTTTCGGGAAATAATTTTTTCATTAGCGCATTACAAATGAAAGCTACAGAATAGACTATCAAGCATAGTATTTGTTCCACCCTAGCCCCTCCTTCCGCGTGGGGTTATTTTTCATCCAATACTCCAGTTGCGATCGGCCACTTCATCAATACCCGACAAATCTGCAATAGCATAGATATGCTCTTTCATCAGCTCTTGAAAGTCCTCGTAAGTTGCTGGCTTTCCGTCTACTTGTAAATTCGATGATTCGGCATACTCCATTGCACTTTTTAGCGCATCTTTGACGTTCTCAAATTCCATTATTTCTCCTCCTTCATCATCTTCAAAGCCGATTGAACAGCTTTTTTCTGAACTTCCAAAGGAATCTTTTCCCCTTCTTTCATGTGAGTGCCATCTTGCCAGACACAGTGGACCTTGATTCCGTTGGGGTGTATTGTTGTTGTCATTTTTATCACTCCTTTTTATCTAGCTAATTCATTTGCAAAGCTTTCAAGGAACGCCTTGCCTGCTGCAGTCCACTTTTGTTTATCAGCTGTTTTTCCTGTACCTCTGTAGCCTTTGTTTTGATACTTAGCATATAAGTGCCACTTGAACCCTTTGCTCATTCGCTGTGGATAAACAATGCCTAGCTCGTGAAGCTTCTTACAGAAAAGATAGACACCAGGACCGCTGCTATAACCAAACTGACTTGCGATTTCTTCTGTTGTGTAAAGTACTTCTGTGTTGATTTGTTCTAAAACGCCTTGTTCAAAATCTTGCTGATTTAACTGTGCTTTCAACTTCTCGTTTTCTTCCACGGTGTCAGCAAGTTGTCTTAATGCGCTGGCATAGTTTTGAGGTAAGGAAAGTTTTGGTTGCTTCAACTCTTGTTCCATTTGATTGAATTGAGCGATATACTGAAGTTTGAATTTTGTTGCCTTTTCACCTTGATAGCCCATGACTAACAATGTCCAGCCGTCCTTGTTCATGTAGATCATTGGATATCTGCGTTTGTTGCCTTCGGCTTGTATGAATCTTCCAGAAACATTGATGTATCAACAGAGCGCAAATCTGCGCTTTCTAAATCTTTCTTGACTTCAACCTTTTTTATATCGCTTCTGAGATTTCTAATATCACGCATGACATCTTTATGGTTTTTCTCAAATGTCTCAGCAACTTGCAAACTTGTTGTAACTGGTTGAGCGTTTTTGATTTGTACTAGATTTGTCATTTTGAAACTTCCTTTCTTGTGGGTTATGTTGTTTGTTTATTTTGTAGCGTAAATGCGACTTTACCACCAAAAAAAATTTCGATTGCTTCTTGATCAGTTAACGGAATTTCTAACTTCATTTTTTTTGCTTCTTCAATCGAGAAATCTCCACCTTTTTTCATTTTTCGATAAAAAGTACTTCGATCGATTCCGATTGAATCTGCTACTGCTTGTTGAGTAGTGCCCCGCTCTACGATAAGACCTTTTAATTTGTTTGTGTTGATCATGAACCTCACTCCTTTCTTTTGTCGCATTATCGCGACTTGTTAAAACAAATATACCACCCTATTATTTATTAGTCAATTAAAAAGTTGCATTAATGCGATTTATTTTGTTGCATTTTTGCAACGTATGTTTTATACTCTTTTTAAGAGGTGAGTGAAATGGATATAGGAGAGAGAATGAAACTAAGGCGAAAGGAATTAAAATTAAGTGCTGATGTCGTCGCGGAAAAACTTGGAGTTTCTAGATCTACTATCTTTAGATATGAAAAAGGCGATATTGAAAAATTGCCTACAAATATTCTTGATGATATTGCAGAAGTTTTGAAAACAACCCCAGCTTTTTTAATGGGTTGGGAAGATGAAAACGTTCCATCCATTGAAACAATATATAAACAACTTAATCCTGAACGCCAAACAAAAGTCTACAACTTTGCTGAACAGCAACTTGAAGAACAAAATAGCAACGTGGTTCAATTCCCTGTTCAAAATAACCATGAAGAAGTGCAAGCTTACCTATCTGCTGGTACGGGTATTCTAAACTATTATGAAGCAGACAAGGATATTGTTGAAGTTCCAGCGGACGCACCAGAACATGATTGGATATTTAAAATTGTCGGTGATTCAATGAAGCCGTTGTTCGATACTGGCGATATCGTGTATGTGGATGAGTTCAAACAAGGCATAGACACTATTCAAAATGGCCGGATCTATGTGGTCGAGGTAGACGGAGAAGCTTATATAAAGAAAGTCTATGTATATGAAGAGACTAAAACACTTAGATTGGTTTCCCTTAACAAAGATTATATGGATTTGCTATTTAGATTTGAGGATTCAGATATTAAATTTATCGGTCGTGTGATTATATAAAAACACCCCAGTCGTAGTTGGCGCTGCGACTAGGGTTAGTATTTTAACTCAAAATAATTATATCAAAGAAATGAGGAGTTTAAAATGGCTTTAGATGTGAATAATAAGAAAATATCTAAACAGTTAAAATTTGCTCAAGAACATTTGGAACCAGGGGAAAAAGTTGTAGAGGGTGTTTTCGGAGTATATGAAACTAAATCGCTAGGAAACGATACAATCAAAAATGGAGTTTTCTTAGCTACTGATAAGCGTTTATTTTTCTACGGTAAACGTACTTTTGGTTTTGATAGCGAATCTTTTCCGTACTCAAACATATCCTCGATAGAATTCGGAAAAAAAGCAATGGGCTATACTTTATCGTTTTATGCGTCGGGCAACAAAGTTAATATGAAATGGATTAGTGATGGAGACGTCGCCGCTTTCGTTGATTATGTGAAAAATAGAATGGGCGAAAAAAATAGTCGTAAAACTAATGCGCCAGCTAAAACTTCTGCAGTCGAACAAGTCAAAGAAATGAAAGAGCTTTTAGATATGGGGATAATATCTTTAGATGAATTCGAAGTGAAGAAAAAAGAGTTGTTAGGTTTATAACACAAAACACGCCCTCCCCTCACAGAATGGCGTGCCAAGCAATAAACGATAGGCTTATTCCCTATGCCTATTTTAACAATAAATAGGAGTTGATACAATGAAAAAAGCGGGCTTATATATTCGAGTTTCCACTCCGCAACAAGAAAAAGAAGGATACTCAATCGAAGCGCAAACAGAAAAACTTAACGCTTATGCATTAGCAAAAGATTATAAAGTGTTCAAGACCTATACAGATGCGGCTTTTTCTGGCGCTAAACTTGAACGACCGGCGCTTAATGAACTGATCGAAGATATTGAAAACAACAAAATAGATGTCGTCATCGTTTACAAGCTTGACCGCCTATCACGTAGCCAAAAAAATACTATGTATTTGATTGAAGATGTGTTTCTCAAAAATAATGTTGATTTTATTAGTATGCAAGAAAGTTTTGATACTACCACCTCTTTCGGTCGTGCAATGATCGGAATTCTTTCAGTTTTCGCCCAATTGGAGCGTGATAACATTACAGAACGCATGTCAATGGGGAAACTCGAACGTGTGAAACGTGGTTATTACATGGGTGGCGGTAACGTTCCATTTGGATATGAGTACAATCAAATTACAGGCGAATTAGAAATTCAAGAAACACAAGCATTAGCTGTTAAGCGAATGTTTGAACTTTTTTTAAATGGACAAGCGATAAATAAGATTGTTTCTGCATTGAAAAAAGAATTCCCTGTTTTTGAAGATAGCTTCATGGACTCTACTGTCAGAAGAAGGCTTCAATCTCATTATTATTGCGGGAAACAGAAATATCAAAACAAAATATATGATGCTAAACACGAACCTATCGTTTCTACAAAAGATTTCAACAAAGTTCAGCGTTTAATAAGCAATAGACCTCACAGCAATGCGTTTAACCACAGTTATTTATTTTCGGGGCTCATTATATGCCACAAGTGCGGAAAGCCTTACAATGGATATGAGAGCGTTAGAACTGCCAACGAAAAAAAATATAAACACAAGTATTATCGTTGCTCGTGCAGGACTTACAAGCATAAGCAAAAATACGGTTGGGCTTGTTCAGGTAAATCTTATCGTTGCGATTTTTTGGACGCAGCGATTATGAGTGAAATAAAAAAAAGAGCAGAAAGTTCTAAGTTTGCTTTAAAAGAAGTTAATAACGAAGTAGATAATAAACATATCATAAGAGAAATCGCCCGACTTAACGCGCAGCAATCAAAGTTATTAGATTTGTATCTATCAGATAAAATATCCACAAATATCTTAGATAATAAAACCGATGAACTTAAAGAGAAAATAGAAAAATTAGAATTACAGTTGAATCAGACGGTGAGCAAAAAAGATAAAGAAGAGTTTGAAAAATCGTTAGAAGAGTTAGTTGATAGATTTGAAGAAATGGATTTTTCTACCAGACGAAGCTTGATAGAAAATATTATTGAAAAGATCGAGGTAGTTGACGATGAAATTACTATATACTTTTATGTGACCATTTAAGTAATCACTTGCATATTTGCTGGGTGCCGTAGAATCCAAGCAGATGCGATTCCTGTCGCAGTCGTTTGATACTTCTCAGCCAATTCTTCCAGTTTTGCATTCAGTTCTGGGAATTTCTCATTTCCGATGAAGACACCTTCAAAGAATCCATATTGGTATGGCGACCACGCTTGGATCGTCATATCATTCAGCCGAGAATACTCAAGAATTCCGCCATCATGATCGACACTGCCGCTATCCGTCATATTGACATGGGTGCCTCGATCGATCATTCCAGTATGCATGATGCCAAATTGCAATTGATTGGCCAGCAATGGTTGAGAGACATATTTTTTCAACAATTCGATTTGACCAGGATTTTGATTGCTGACTCCAAAATACTTAACTTTTCCCGCTTTTTCCAGCTCGTCGAAAGCAGCAGCGACTTCTTCGGGCTCCACTAACGTATCCGGGCGATGCAACAGCAACGCGTCAAGATAATCCATTTTCAAGCGTTTCAAACTGCCTTCAACGGATTTAATAATGTGTTCTTTCGAAAAATCGAACATTTTCCCTGGGACGATACCACATTTCGATTGAATGAAAAGATCTTCCCTTTTATATTCGGTTTGTGCAAGGGCATCTGCAAAAATACTTTCGCATTCGCCACCGCCATAGATATCTGCATGATCAAAGAAAGTAATACCATTCTCGATTGCTGTCGTCAGTACAGCTACAGGATCTTTTGCATTATTGATTCGCATCAATCCCAAAATGACACTTGAAATTTCTAAATCGGTTGAACCAAATTTAATTTTTTTCAC